CTACATCGTACATACCTTCACTGACGGGTAGTACAGTTACAAGAGCAACAGAAACACTAACAGGTAGTGGTAATAGTACATTAATAAACTCAACAGAGGGTGTGTTATATGCAGAGATAGCTGCTTTGGCTGATGATTTAAGCACTAGAATTATATCCTTATCTGACCAAACGGATACTAATAGAATAAATTTATTTTATTTTTCACAATCAAATGACTTAGCAGTAAATTATAGGGTGAGTGGTTCTACTGTAGTAAGTTTTATTGCTGAATTATCAGATATAACTAACTTTTCTAAAGTAGCTTTTAAATGGAAAAGTAGTGATTTTAAACTGTATGTTGATGGTGTTTTAATTGGAACAAATACTAATACAACTATGCTTCCAACAAATACTCTAAATACATTATCATTTACAAGAGGAGATGGTTCTTTTCCTTTATACGGAAAATGCAAAGCACTAGCAGTATTTAATGAGGCTTTAAGTGATACAGAACTTACAAATTTAACAAGCTAATGAATAAGATAGGTAAATACGAGTTTGATGATAGCGTACAAGCAGATAGCAAAATAAACGCTTTAGGTACAACAACAACAGAATTAGGTGATGTAGTACCATCGCACAATCATATTATCGTAAGACTAGGCTATATTGTTTTAGAGCAAGGCGAGTATAACGAAAGTGGCGAACAAACTAAAGCACCTATACTATCTGATAAATACCACGTAGATGTGTTATGGAAAGGCTTAGAGCCTGTTGATGCAGAAGCAGAGGTTTTATCTTATGTAGAGCCTAGTGGTTGGGAAGCAAATAGAATAGAGTTAGATAATAACGGGGTACACTCATTTATGGGATTAGATTACCAAGAATACAAGTTCTAATGGCACGAGTATCAGCAGCACAAGAAATAGCACTTATGAAACAGAGAATGGACTCTATGGAGGATAAATTAGATAAAATGGACGACAAGTTAGATATGCTAACTAAGAATCTTCTTGACCCTGATAAAGGAGTTGTTTCTCGTGTAAACAAAAATACTTCAGCTAGAGTTACTATGCAGAAAGCATTATGGGGATTGTGGACTATTGTAATCGGCTCATTGGTAGCGTTTTTCTTTACTAAGAATGGCTAAGGGTATATCATTTACATTTAGAGCAACTCCTAAAGTAAAAAGAAAGGGAATACACGCTAAGACAAAAAGCAGAACAAAAAGTGGTAAACAATATAAAAAGAAATACAATGGGCAAGGAAGATAAAGAATGCTGTAAATGTTTTGAATGCGAATCTTGTAAATGCTGTGAAACTGCTGAAACTGCTGAACATAACGGTTTTGATGCTTGGGTAGAAGATATGGAAGAACAAGAACAACCTACCTGCGACATTGATAATCAAGAGGACTGCGAGAATTGTGGTAGCTGATGAAACTGCTGTGCTTACGATATAACCTTGCTTTAGATAGTACTAATGGTATGTTATTCTACGAAGGCTTTGCAGGGTATGACTTTCTTTGCTATACACTAGAAGATGAGTACAGGAGAGATAAGGTCAAAGGAGAAACAATGATACCTTATGGAGTGTACGAAATCAAATACAGAAAAGAGGGTGGCTTTCATAATAGATATACTGAAAGATTTGGCGATTTACATCGTGGTATGTTGCATATCACTAATGTTCCTAACTTTGAGCATATTCTCATACATTGCGGTAATACTGATGAACATACTAGCGGGTGTTTACTCGTTGGCGATTCGCAAGAAAACAACAACTTAGTTTCTGATGGATTTATAGGAAAATCTACACAAGCATACAAAAGACTTTACAAAATGGTTGCTGATGAACTTGATTTAGGTCATAGAGTAATTATTGAATATAAACACATTAATGATTTAATGGAATTTTAACCATTGCCAAAGGGTTCACAAAGGGTAGTTTATACCCTATATAATAAAGCTAAAGATAAAGCTAAAGATAAAGTTAAGGATATGAGTATATTGAGAAAAATATTTAGTAGTGGAGCAAAGGATTTAGTAGATAGTGTTGGAACTGCTATTGATAAGATACATACCTCAGCAGAAGAAAAAGAACTTGTAAAAAATGAGATAAACAAAGCCATCTATGAGTTTGAAAAGAATATTCAGGTAGAGGTAACTAAGCGTTGGGAAGCTGATATGAATGGTAATTGGCTTACCAAATCTATAAGACCATTGTCATTAGCCTTCCTGTTGTTTGTGCTTACCGTATTTACACTAATTGACTTTGGATATGTAGATATGGACATCAAAGATTCTTGGATTGACCTATGGCAACTATTAGCCATCACAGCCTTTGGTGCGTACTTCGGAGGAAGGTCGTACGAAAAAATTAAGAAATAGTTTGGTAGGTAAGGGTTTATTTGCTTACATTTGTAATTCACTTATGTTTCTTAATTGACGTAATTGTAAATATTTTGGGGAAAATGTTTGAATAGGGTTCATTAATTTGTTCCCTATTTTTTTTATTAAGTTTTTTTTATTAACTTGCGAACATTATGAAACAATTTCGACCAAGATTAACTCAAAAAGAATACGAACTAATACAACAGCATCGTGGCAATAGTGGTGTAGGAATCATAGGAGATACTCACGAACCATTCTGCCACCCTGATTATAGAGACTTTTGTTATGAAGTATTTGATAGATTTGGTGTTTCAGATATAGTACACATTGGAGATGAGGTAGATAACGCAGCACTTTCTTACCACGAGAAACTGACAGATATGCCTAACGCAGAAAGCGAAGCAGAACAAGCACAAAGAGCTATGGAGAAGTGGTACGCAACCTTTCCTGATGTTAAGGTGTGTGTGGGTAATCACTCGGCACTACCTTTTAGACAAGCTACAACAGCAGGTATTCCTAAAAGATTTTTAAAGTCTTATGAAGAAATATGGAAAGCACCAAAAGGTTGGAAGTGGGAACTTAATTGGGAAATAGATAATGTTATCTATGAACACGGAACAGGCTCATCAGGTGCAAGAGCTGCTGTAAACAGAGCAACTGCTAATAGACAATCTACGGTTATAGGTCATTGTCATTCTTTTGGTGGAGTAAACTATATGGCTTCTCGCAATGATTTAATCTTTGGTATGAATGTTGGTTGTGGTATTGATGTAGATGCTATGGCATTTAGCTATGGTAAAAACTTTCCTAAAAAGCCTACTCTTGGCTGTGGTGTCGTTCTTGACGGTGGAAAGACTGCATTGTTTATTCCTATGGACTTAGGTTCAAAAATAATTCACAAGAATACACTCTAGTAAAACAAACTTTTTTTACTCTTTTCTTAATTTATACTAGGTTTTTAAATTAATTGTTGTATATTTGCATCAGTTATTAACAAATTAACCCCAATTATATGGAACAGATTAAGGTAGAAACAGTAAAGAAAGGCGATGTCCTTTTTCAGTTAGACAAAAAAATAGAGTTGGTAAATACGTTTATTGCTGATGACGAGAAGTCAGAGGTTGAGTGGGCGAATAAAAACAATGAAAATCTAAGAGAGTGGTTTAACGGAAGATTGTCGGCAAGACTTTTCGAGTTAGAAAGCCTTGAGTCTTTAAGAAGTATAATAAATAACCTTTAATAAATATTATTATGTCAGAAATTAAAACAGAAACTAAGAAAGAAACCCTAAGAAGATTATTTAAAGAGAATGGTCTAGTTCAAGAAGATGTGTATAAAGATAAGCGTGGCTTTGTTATTATCACTAGAACAGGTATAGATAAGATTATCAGCAATCGTAATATCAATGTAGCATACGAACCAATAGTTATGGAAAAAGATTGGGTAGTTATGCGTTGTATTGCAGATATGGTAAAAGGAAAGCAGATAGGTCAGACAAGAGTAGAATCTTTTGGCGAAAGCAGCAAAGAGAATACTATGGGTATGGCAGGTAAGTTTCCTGTTGCTATGGCAGAGAAACGAGCTAAGTCAAGAGCAGTCCTAATGCTTACAGGATTTTATGAGCAAGGTGTTTACGGTCAAGACGAAATGGCTGACTAATGGATTGGATAGATGATATACTTGCAAGTGAGCCTATCAGTAATGGTCAGATAGCCATTATTGAAGGCTTACTAACAGGTGTTCCCTACGAACAAAATGACATTAGAGATATAGAAAGTGGTCTTTTACATTTAACCTATCAGGAAGCATACGAGTTAATCGGTAAGCTAAAAGAAGATTATATATCAAAAGACCCAAGAGAACAGTTTAATAAAATGTTTAAGTATGGCAATTAGAAAACACGCAATGACAAAACAGGGTGCTATTGTTGCAATCACTAGAAAGCAGTTAAGAGATATGGGTAAAGAAAGTACCATACAAAAAAAGTTTGTAGAACTTTATATGTTAGAGAGTGATGAAAGAATAGCAGAAACCTATAAATTAGAATTTGGAATAGAATTAGTAATAGTTAAAAATAGAAAAGATGAAAAAAGCAAGAAATAGTTTTGAGGTTCTTATGAGAACACAAGGAGTAACAAAAAGAAAGTTCGGTCAGATAACAGGAGTTAGTGGAACTACAATAGACAAGTATTTGGAAAACCCTACTATGTTAAGACTAAAACACTTATCTTTATTGGCTGAAAGTCAAGAGATGAAGGAAGAAGAATTGTTAAACTTAATAAACGGAGAGAAGAATGAACTTTAGAATGGAGGTACTTCAGTCTGCTGTTTGTAAACACTACAACGTTTCCCCAACGGAATTACACAGTAAGTCAAGGAAGATGGAGATTGTAGGTGCTAGGAGAATGTTTTTCTTCTTTGCTAGAAAGCATTTCAATAAAACATACACAAGTATTGCTAATATGTTTGGTGCAAATCACGCAACGGTTATGCACCACGAGAAGAAGATGATTGGCTATCTTGAGTTTGATAAACTAGAAATGTTGAGATACATTAAAATCAGGGATATGGTTTTTGAGGAGAAAACATTTATAAATATTCGTGATGAATATGACTGCCTTAATAGAGAGAAAATAATTATTGAGGATAGAATGAAAGAAATACAAGATGAAATTAATTTAATAAATAACAAAAACGAATTTAAGTATGGAAATTAACGGAAAGTTAGAAGCTAAGTTTGAAACAAAAGAGTTTTCAAGTGGATTTAGAAAAAGAGAGTTTGTGGTAAACACAGGTGGAGAATACCCACAGGCTATCAAAATGGAGGTTGTAAAAGACAACATAGAAAAGTTAGATGCTATTCCTGTTGGAACAGATATTACCTGTAAAATAGATATAAGAGGTCGTTTGTATGAAGGAAACTACTACAATAATATTTTAGCTTGGGCAGTAAATGTAGGTGCTGCTACAAAGTCTGAGCCTAAAGAAACTGCAAAAGCAGATGATGGCTTACCCTTTTAAGGTAAGGTATTTAATAAAAGTATTTGATTGTGAAATCGAAAACTAGAAGAAAGAATGTAAAGAGGGTAGATAGCTTGTTAGCCAAGAACGCTGCCCTCAATGCTTCTCTCGGAATTGACAGCACAAAGACCGATATAGAAGCAGTTAGAAAGGAAATAAGAATCAACATAAGAAAGATTAAAGATATGTGTGAGCATACATATAGCATTATCAATGTTGATGACAACCATAAAACAGTACACTAAATGATAAGTATAATATCAGCATTAGCAGTAGTATCTGCTGCTTTTGTTTTAGCATTAATAGATTATAACGATGAAATTTGAAACCCCAAAAGACTTTGCAAGACAAGAGAGAGCAGCAAAGTGTTTTTCAGACAAATATGCTTATTGCTACTCTAGTCAAGGCGACTTCAGTTCTGTTGATTATGAGATGAAGAACGAGAGCTTTGATAGAATATGTGGCTTCGAGGTAAAGGGTTGTCCTAATCAAAATATGGATAGCCACAGATATTGCATAGTATCAATGAAGAAGATTGTTGATTGTCAGGAGGAACAAATAAAGTATGGTAAGCCTGTTGTTATATGTTGGGCATTTGATGATGGCATATTGTTTAACAAGATAGATAACCTAACAGGAACTTTCAAAAAAGGTGGCAGAAAACCACGCAAAGGTTCAGTACACGACCTAGAGATGATTGTGTATGTGGAACGAGAAACATTGCAAAAAATTTGTTTTTAATCAAAAAAAGTTTACCTTTGCAAAGTATTAACCCCAAAATTATATATTATGGCAAAAAGAATGACAGATACGGACAAGTGGAAGAAACGCTTTGTTCGTGAATTACAACCTGAATACAAGCTACTATGGTTCTACATATTAGATGACTGCAATCACGCAGGTATATGGGAGGTAGATTTAGAGGTGGCTTCATTAAGAATTGGAGAAAGCCTTGAATGTGATATACCTGCTGAAGATATGCTTCCCAAATCTTTTTTAGAAAAGATTATTGTTTTCGACAATGGCGATAAGTGGTTTATTCCTGAATTTATTGACTTTCAATATGGCGAACTAAATCCAAACTCTAATGTTCATAAATCAGTTATTGCACTTCTTGATAAATATAACCTTGAAGGGTATGTAAAGGGTTCGCAAGGGGTACAAAGTACCCTTAAAGATAAAGATAAGGATATAGTTATAGTTAAAGAAAAAGCTAAAGCTAAAAGGTTTGCTAAACCAACAGTTGATGATATTGTAGATTACTGCAATGAAAGAAACAATATTGTAGATGCACAGAAGTTCTACGACTACTATTCTTCTAATGGTTGGAAAGTAGGAAAGAACCCTATGAAGGATTGGAAGGCTGCTGTAAGAACTTGGGAGAAGAACACAACAGCAACACAGACTAAAGGTAAAGTACAGCAATCACTAGACACTTGGCAAGAAGCTAGACAAATGATAAACAATGGATAAGAGCAGACAGATATGGTATAGATTTAGCAACGACCTTGAGCAGCTTAATGTTGATTGCGTGGACTTGTTGAGCAAGTGTTATATGATGTTGGGTCAAAGACCTGATACTCAGCAGGTGGTAATGATGGCTAAGTTTCTTGTAGATGACTTGTCTAGGTTTTACGGTTCTATGGAGATGGAAGAAGTTGCTTTTGCTTTTGAGCAGGGCATCAGGAACTCTGATAACGGTGGCTTTGTAAATGTTCGTAATTGGAATATATGGCTAAAAGAACATAAGGCAAAGGCACAACTGCAAAGGCAACAAAAATTAGTAACAGATTTTCAAAAGCATCAGCAAGGACAAAAGATGATTGATGCAACTATTAATAAAGCAAAAAGATTAAAATAATGGGAATATATAAGCACGTTCAGAATATTTGTAAAGACGATAAAGATGGTATAAGCTATGTAGTTTTGCCAAAAATAATTAACTCTGATGTAGGTTTTCAGCTTATGTTTGGAAGAATGTTATCTAAAGAACCTGTCAATAACAAGCCTGTACGAGATACAGAAAATATAAAGGTTGCTGACTACTACCAAAATTATTAATATGGAAACTATATTACTTACATTGTTGCTGCTTTCAGTTTTATATCTTATATTTGCACAAAGACATACTGAATCAGATGTATCAGACATACTGCATCGTATAGACTTTTTAAACAAAACCTGTCAAGAACAGGAGAAAAGAATTAACGAACTAGAAAGAAATCTTGCAACGGTCAAAACCAACATTAAGCGAAGAAAAAGTACAAATCGCTATCGTAGATTACTTGAGATTACAATATCCAAATGCGTTGTTTACTGCAACAATGGGTGGTCAGTTTCAAAAACACTACTCACAAAGGCTCAAAGCAAAGCGTACAGGATATTTGAAAGGGGTGTCAGACCTTCTTATATTCGAGCCAAACGAAAAGTACACAGCTTTGTTTATAGAGCTAAAGAAAGACAAGAAGTGTTATCCTTCAAAAGAGCAAAAGCTATTCATACAGAACGCTTTAGATAGGGGATATTATGGAGTGTGCTGTAAGGGTTTTGACCATTGCAAAGAAATTATTGATAGATACTTTAACAACGAACTATGACAGACAAGAGTAAATACTACTATGACTATACAAGGAACTGCCATTGTGGAGGTGCTTGTTTATGCAGAAGGGTAGAAGAACAAGAAGATTTAGAAAGAATAAACAATAAGATATTTAAAAAGGTGGGAAAAGATATTTCTGTTCCTAGCTACTATGTTGGTAGCAATGGATATGAAGCAAGGAAGGTTATAAGTGGATTTGATTTATCTTATAATGTTGGTACTGCTACGACCTACCTCTTGCGTTGTGGCAAGAAAACTGAAGAAGGTATGACTAACAAGGAGAAGCATATCGAGGACATTGAAAAGGCTATTAATCATTTGAAGTTTGAATTAGAAAAGTTAAAAGATGAGTGTTAATCCATTTGAAAGAAAAGACCGTAGGGGTGGTGGCTATGCCAAGCGTAAGTTTACAATAGAAGAAGCAGATGCAATTCGTGAAGAATATAAAGCAGGAGGTGTAAGTCAAAATCAGTTGGCAGCTAGATATAATGTAAGTCAGCCTATAATAAATATGCTACTGAAAGGAAAAACTTATACGAAATAATTTGGAATTGTAATAAATTATTTATATGTTTGCCTTGCAAATAGGGGGGAACTCAGGGGGTACACTAGGGGGGGTCTTATTGCAGAAACAACAAACATAAATAACCCAAAAAAAATATTACATTATGAATTACGATAGTTGGAAATTAATGTCAGATAGAGATGAGATGAGTTATGCACCTGATGGATTAGATAAGTCAGATGTTGTTAGCTTCCTAAAGCAAGAGGGTGCTGATAATATAGATGTGATGGAAGGAGAAACAACCTGTGATGTTACCTTTGATTACGATGGTGCTTGGTATGTGTTAGAGGACTTATCGTTAGAAGATTTTGAAGTTATGTCAAACATAAAGGATATGACAGATATGTATGATGATACAGGTACTGCTTGTTGTGGTGCAGCTTATGATAGCGACCACAGGAGATGTCATCATTGTAAAGAAGCGTTTTAATAGTACACACTTTGTTTTGTGTAATTGTGTTTTGTGTTAGATGAAGGGTGGGGGTTTTTTAGTTTGCCTCACTTTTCATCTTTTTTTTTATTTCTTTTCTTTTGTTTTTCAAATTGTATTTTTTCTGCTTTTTTAAACTTGTCAAGTAACTGCGAAGTAACTGCCAAGAAACTGTCAAGTAACTGCGAAGTAACTGCCAAATAACTGCTGATGGTAGAGCTAGGGTGTCCTGATGAGCCAAATTCTGTGTTGATATTTTTTTTAAAAAAACATTAGAAAATATTAGGATATTAAATTTATTTTGTTATTTGCGTGTACTTATATAGCAAAACAAGTATCAAACTTTTTTACAATTATTTTAAAAAAACATTAGGATATTAAAAAAATAGCATTATGTTTGCATTGAATTTAAAACTAAAACACAAGACAATGAAAGTAAAAACAACAGAACAAAGAGGAGGGGGTTATATAAACGAGGTTTCAGTAGCTAAATCAAGAGCAATTAAAACACCTTTGCACCTATATTCTGAATGGAATATTAAAGTAAACAAATGTAATTCACTAGAGGAGATACAAACTTTATTAAAAAAAGATAAAAATAATTAGGATTGTATTAAAAAAGTTTATTATATTTGCCTAACAAAACAATTAACAACAACTAAAACACAAAACAATGAAAGAATTAATAGCAAATAATATTTTAAGAGAGAGGTATTCATCTAGGGGAGGGGGTATAGAAATTGACCTAACAGACTTTGGATATGATGGGGAAAAAATGACTACATATCAAAACTATCTAGGAGGAGGTATGTTGGGTAGTGTAAAAAATGATTGTACTATATCAGGATATTGGCAACACGACAACGACCTACAAGAAATACAAAGAAACCTTAATGAATACTATTGTGAGCAAATAGATGCAACGACAGAGGAGTTTATCGACAGACCTACATCAGCATACTAAAACAAAAGAAAGTAGCTTAAAACACACTAAAACACTAAAACAATGAGAACATTTGAATATAGAAGTACAGAACTTAATAAGATAGTCAAAGATGGGTACGAGAATAGCCATCGAGAAATTGACTACTACAAAGTTAATTTAAGGATATGGGATTGCAACAGCAATAGCACCAAAACCTTATCAATAACTAACAGAGAATATAATAAGATAAAAGAAATACTTTTGGAGGATAAAGAAAGTTAAATGTTTGTTTTTAGTTTTGTTAAAGAAAAGTTTGCAATTTATTTTGTAGACTTTTTTTTATGTAGTATCTGCCGAGTATCTGCCAAGTAACTGCCAAGTAACTGCCAAAGACCTATAATATATATATTGGTGTGGTGTTGTTTTTTACTTATTTAGAACGATTCTAAATTACAAAAATACTTTCTTTTTTATTTGTTTTATTCAATTATTTTTTTATTCGTGCGTACCTATATACACAAATAGTCTTATTTAGAATGATTATAAATTACATAAAAATATAAATTTATTTGTTTTGTATTAAAAAACTTTTATATATTTGTAAAACAAAACAATTAAACTAATATTACTATGATGACTAAAACACAATTTAAAAAAGCAAAAGAATTAGTAAAAAGATATTCTGAGTTAAAAGATATGATTGAAGAACATACTAGTGTATTTCACGATGAAATTTTTTACGACATACAAGGATATAATGAGGATTTAAACAATTTAAATTTAACTAGCATATATATTGAAAACTTACAAGCTAGGGTAAAAGCCACTGAAATGCTTTACAAATCACTTGTATTATTCAATGATGAAACAGAAACAATTTATTGTTAATCAATTTAATTAAGGGGTTCGCCAGAACCCCTTAAAAAAAACTAATTTAATTTATTACTATTATGAACTACATTGAACCAATAAAAAAAGAACTAGAACAAAATTTACACGAATTTTGCCAAGCGTTTATTTTAATAGGCAACGGAACAAACGAAACGCCAAGATACTTTAATTTAAAAGAATATAATTTTTTTGAAAAAACTTTGAAAATAGGTAGTACCCAAAAAAGCAATTTATTTTTTATAATTAATTTAGAAAATAAAATTGAACAATACATTGATACTAATCTATTTTGGCAACAATTCAAAGAGTTTAGAACTAATTTTCTACTAGAAAATTATCCAACCATTGACACACAATAAAAACTAATTTAATTTAAAACTATTATGAAATATTACACAAACCCAAAACACCTAGACAAACCAAAACAAAGTAAAAAAGTAAATACAAATGATGTAATTTTACTACTAGCATTTACATTTATTTTTATTTTACCAACTATTAACCTAATAATTGAAAAACATTTTTAATATTATGATACAACAAAAAAAATATTTTAAGAACTTGAGAACAGACAACAAATTTATTTATTCATATAACACCAATGTGGCAACAATAGACCACAATAAAAAAGAGGTAATAATAAAAAATTGGTACTCGGTTACAACCTCAAAGCATATTAATTATATTGCTAATCTATTAAATTATAACACAATAAAATTATACTAACTATGAACATATTAAAAATCAATATTGGGTTAAACAATAACCCATTAAACGCGGAACAGATAAAACAAATGTTTTATAAAAATTCAATCTTTGAATTTATATTGTTTGAAGAAAGAAAAGGAGAATATTTGAATAACTATGAACCTACATTAATTATTGAAGGCGAAACAAAACAAACAGCAGAACAAATAGAAAGTTATATTTTTATTCTTTGTACTTTATTAACACAAGAATGTATACCCTTTGCGCTTGATTTAATGAACGAACAAAAGCAAATAAATAAATTAGTATATAATAAAACTTTTAACGGCTTAAAATACGAATTTAACAAAGATTATTTTTTAACTATTAACAACAAAAACAAGTAAAACTATGATACAACACAAGCACAAAATTGAATATCTTAACCTTTGTAATATATACGGAAGTTTTGAGATTACAAGTATTTTTTCATTAAAATACTATTCAAAAATAAGAAGTTATACCACACAAAAAGAAGTTATAAACGAAATTGACAAATTATTATTTATATGAAGTTAGAACAATACACACCGCCTTTTTTTATAATATTAATATTGATTATCTTAATATTTTTAATGTAAGAAAGTACAAATAAATTGACAAGGATTAGAGAGTTTAAAACCTTTTTAATCCTTTTTTTTGTGCTATGTTTTTATATTGGTACTATATTTGTGTTGAATGTCTGCAAAATTTCTGTAATTACGCAAGTTTTTCAGTCAGAATCTACTATTTTTGTTAAAAAATGATGTTTTTTTTAATATTTTTGGATTAAAATTCCGTCAAATTTCGCATTAAGATAGTATCGCCACATATACATAACCACAAGATTTTCAAAGTCAATTTTATATGTTATTTAGGAGTAGTATTATTTATAGAATACTGTTATGCTTTAAGTACGTTTATTCAACGTTGCAAGAACACCACGAAGTTAGGGTTTAGATAATAGACTATTACGCAAAAAGTGGAAGGAAACTAAAAATAGACCCCCATATTACACAAAAAAAATTTTGAAGTCCTATTTTATAGGTTTAAGGGTTTGTGAAGGGTATATAGTACCCTACATAATAAAGATAAAGCTATGGTTAAGGTTAAAGATAGGGTTAAAGGTTTTTTTATTATATTTGCAATATGGAAAAGAAAAAAGGTAATCCTGCTTTTGTTGTCGGCAACGCATTAGGTGGTCGAACAAAGGGTTCTATGAATAGGGTAACAAAATTCTCAAGAGAGGTTTTGACTATGGCATTGGCAGGGCAGGAAAAGAATATAATGTTTGCTCTTGAGGAGTTAGCAGAAAAAAATCCTGAAGCATATATCAATGCTGTATCTAAACTTCTTAACTATGCCATTCCTAAACTTCAATCAACGGAGGTCAGCTCAAAGAGTGCTACAAAAATTGAGATAACTCTTGACGACACTATGACCGTTGATGACCTTAAAAAGCGTATGGAGGAAATGGAAGCAGACGATACGGAATTTGAAGAAGTAGATGAATAAGCAGCAAAGAAAAGAAATGCTCAAGGCAATGGAGAAAGCCATTTGCGAGAAGTCGTTTTACGAGTTCTTTGTGAAAGCATTTCCAATAGCAGAACCATCTGTTCCCTTATCAATAAATTTTCATCATAAATACCTTTGCGATATTCTACAAGCAGAAGCCGAAAGAATAAGAGATGGCAAAGAGAAAGATAAAGACATAATCATTAATATTCCTTTCCGTAGCACAAAGTCATTACTCGTTACGGTTATGTTTCCTGCTTGGTGTTGGGCAGTACACCCAAAGATGAGGTTTATCACAGCATCGTACTCGGCAGAGATTAGTATAGAACACGCAACTAAGTCTAGGGATATAATAAATAGCGAATGGTATCAATCACATTGGGGAGAAACATACCAAATTAAAAAAGACCAAAACCTAAAAGCAAGATACGAGAACACGCACTTGGGAGTTAGGAGAGCAACATCTGTCGGTGGTTCGGTAACAGGGCAGGGTGGAGATATAATTCTTGTCGATGACCCTACCTCTCCAAAGAACGCTGCATCGGAAACAGAAAGAGATAACGCTAACGAGTGGTATAAATCAACACTATACTCACGACTTAACGAGCCAACAAAAGGAGTTAGGATAATTATTATGCAGAGAGTACACGAAGATGACCTAAGTGGCTACCTTCTATACAACTCTCCTGATAAACATAAGCATATATGTATTCCTGCCGAACTATCTGATGACCTAAAACCAAAAAGCCTATCCAAACACTATGAAGATGGACTTTTTTGGAAAGATAGGTTTTCTCAGGCTATACTAGACGACTATAAGTCAGCACTAGGCTCTTATGGATATGCAGGACAGCTACAACAGCGACCAACACCTGCCGATAGCGGTATGCTTCAGAAAAATTGGTTTAGAATTGATAAAGATAAGGAGGAGGGAGTGGTAAACTTCGTTATTGACCCTGCATATACAGCAAGTAGCAAGAACGACCCATCAGCTCTTATGGCTTATATATACAAAGATAAAACTTGGCAAATAACCGAAGTACAAAATGTGAGGTTAGAATTTCCTGAACTAATCAAACACATAAAAAAATTCGTACACAAAAACGGATATACCAGCCAATCAAAAATTTTCGTTGAACCAAAGGCGAGTGGGAAATCAATAGTTCAAACCCTGATTAGAGAAACAGGACTGAATATTAAGGAAGATAAGCCACCAACGAAAGATAAAGTAGCAAGAGTACAGGATATTAGTGCTACAATAGAAACAGGAAGGGTGTCTTTAATGAAAGGGCATTGGAATGAAGAATTTTTACTGCAATGTCAGTCATTTCCTGCTGCGAAGCACGATGATATGGTAGATTGCCTTGTTATGGCTCTTAATAGACATTTTTCAGGGCAAAAAGTAGTATTCTTTGGATAATTAACATATAAAATTGATTTTGACAAGAAATTGCGAAACTTTTTACATTTTTTAGATAATATTTGCATAATGAACGAAATAGAAGGTATAAATCAGGTTCACACTAAGATATTAAACGATTTTATAGTTTATGTCAAACAACAGACATATATTATAACTGAGGAGTGTGAAGATGGTAAATATCAAGATTTTGCTGATGTGATGGAAGATGTTTTCGCATATTATGTTGATTTTAGAAAGTATGCTGTCAAAGACGAGGGAGGTATTGAAGAATGGGTATATATGTTGCCTAACCTTTTAATGTACTCTTTCTTGGGTTTTTTGGCAGGAGTTAAGAATAGAAGTAATTATAGACTTATAAACAACATAGAAACGAAAGTTATTCAAGCTACAATGGAAACAATAGGCTTGATTTCGGATATGTATAAACAAGATTAGTATGCTAGTAATAGACATCAACGGAAAGCAAAAAGATATTCCAAGCGATTGGAAAGAAATGACACTCGAATATTATTGTGGTATTTATGAAATATTGCAAAAATATAAGAGAACTGAGGAACAAGACAAGAATGACGAAGGTAAAGACCTAACTAAATTCTTTTTTACTCAAGAAATCAAGATGTATAACGATTTATTTTGTTATATGACAGGAATGAGTAAGGAGAATGTAAAAAAGGTAAAGACTGAGGAGATAGAAGCTGTTATTAGTTCTTTAGACAACATATTGGAGGAATACAAGCCAAAAGGTATGACCAACTTTGAATTTGAAGGAGATATATACTATTTCCCTATGAATTTCTTTAGAGAGGGTACTTTTGGCGAATATATAGAGAGTACGCAGTTGGAGATGAACACAGAGTACCTAAAGAACGGTAGATTTGATATTTTACCTGAACAGATGGCTATTTTGTGTAAATCCGTTGATGAGGAGGTTGATTTGGATAATATAGACGATAAAGCTAAGGCTTTTAAGAGATTGACAATGGACATCGTTTGGGAGTTCGCTTTTTTTTTGAACAGGCAAACGAGCAACTCACTAAACGTTATCCAAACCTTTTTAGGGAAGGAAGCTCAAAAAGTGTAGCAGTAGTTAAGGCTAGTAGGATAATGAAGCCTTATGGTTGGTTAAACACTCTATATGACATAGCTTTAGACGGTATTTTTACAAACAAAGGTAAAGATGCAATACAAAGTGTAAAAGATGAGAAATTGTATAAAGTAATGACATATTTATCTTGGAAAACATCAAAAAGCGACTTTGAGATGGCAGTACAAGAAGAACAGAGTAAACAAGTTAAGAAATAATGAGTTTTAATAAATTAAGAGAATTAACTAACAGGTTTGAACAAAAATGGATAAACGGTGGCTTTATCTTTGGTTACGAGAACGAAATCAACGAAAACCACAACAACGACTACCCATTATTGTTAGTCTTACCACCAACATCGGTGCTTCCCACAACCGAAGGAGATGTTCAGGAAGAATACTCCTATGAGTGTCTAATAGTAAAACCATATCATCAGAACCACGCAGGTTCTCTTGATAGCGTGTTCACACTACTAGAGCAAGAAGCGTTAGGTTGGCTACAAAGAGTTTTAGACAGTTACGCAAATAAAGAAGTAATATTAAGTCCTGACAGTATATCTGTTGAACGAGAAAAAGAATTATATAACGACAAGTTGATACAAGTCAGACTTAGTTTTACTCTTAATGCGTTTTCACACTCATTTACATTTACAGATGAGTCGTCTATAACTAATCTAAGTCCTTTGGTATGGCTTCGTAGCGATATGGGTGTTAAGACCTCGTTTAGTGGTGGCAACGAAGTTGTAAGCAAGTGGATAGACCAAAGTGGTAACGGAAATCACTTTGAACAAGCCACAGCAATAAAGATGCCACAATTCAAGTATGAGATAACGGAAAACAACTATCCTTACCTTCTTTTTGATGGTACTAACGATTTTATGACCTGTGTAAACGGTGGAATAAACTCAGGTAGTGGAATACCAAAAGACCATACAATAGCTTGGGTGGCTAAGGGCGATAGTCAAGAAGGCTACCTTCTAGCTAAGAATGATGGTATTGCAAACACAAGGCAATTCTATATAGACATTAATGCAAGTAATTTTTGGCAAACAAACTATGAAGATGACGATGGAGATGATGCTAGTGTAAATAGTGGTAGCACACACTCGTCAAACACTTTGTCTGTTTTTGTGGCAACATTTAATAATAAGACAACTAAGATATACAAAGATACGACAATGATAGATAGTGAAACAGCACCTTCTTTTGACAGCTTCTCAGACTATGGCTCAAACAGAAAACTAACATTGGGTGCTTCTTCTTCATTAACTGCTAGATTTTTCAAAGGCTCTATGCAGGAGATAATAATATTTGGAAGTGCCTTTGAAGATGGAAAGATAAAAGAATTAACAGACTACCTAAAACATAAATACAGTATATAATGGCAGTAACACAAATAATTATTGACCAACCAATAACAAATGCTTTAATATCTGCATACGAGCCTATAAAACTAACATCAAGGCTTCAAGGAGCAGAGTTAGGAGATTATAAAAGTGTTCAGTTTATTATAACACCTAGAAACTCTAGGACTAACGATTATGAATACGAAAATCAAACATTTATTAGGGTTCAGCCAAGTACATACATACATAATTGGGGTGCTACTGCAACAGCTAACGATGGCACATACAAATACTTTAGCTTAGATGTAAGCAGTATGTGTAGGGATTACCTCTCGTATGATTTAAGAGCTTGTACTCACGACACTACCGATAAGGTTCAAAGAGATATAACTCAGTCAATGCCCTCTTATAATATGTTTAAGGAGTTTAGTGTTCGTATGCGACCTGAGTATGTAAATTCTAGTGGTCAGCTTACCACAGATACTAGTTTAGACATAACACATAATTTTTTCGTTGCTAATGTAGCTTTATCTCACGAAGAACAACACAGCTTGGTATTGTCTAATGCAATGTCAGGAAGCACAGCTAGCGAAGAACAAAATGATTCTCTATCAAAAGCATTTACTTTTAGTAAAGATAACGCTAATGAAAGGGTTAGGTGTCTTACACTAAAGCCTAACTACAAGATAATAGGAACTGACGAGTGCGAATACTTGAGTGCTATTATGGATAAGGGAGATGGTACAGATTATCCTTATGCTCAGATTAGGATTTATTTTAAAGATGGAAGCCTTCTTACAAATGGGTTGGGTCAAACATTATCTTTGGTTTTAAACAGCTCTGCTAGGGGAGATGGCAATTATAGTGCTTCAGGTGGTGTTTTTCATTGGGGAGGAAGCACTAGCACAAACGACTTTAATTCAAACAAGCCTGAGCTTGGTGTGTTTCAGATTGGCGTTGGAACAAGAAATATAAGAGAAGCAATAGTTGGTTGGACTAATACCACTAATGATAACCTTCCAAAATTTGGAGATTGGTCTAATGTTGAATACTATACAGTTCAGTTTTACACATCAGCAGAAACTAGAGAAATAGGTCAAATGATGTACTACTATATAGACCACAAGTCGGAAGATAAAAAATATTTTGGTCAATCTGTAAGGTTTCATTGGCAAAACAGGTTAGGTGGTATTGATAGCTACACTTTTGATGGAACAGCTACTGAGGGAATAAATGTTTCTTCAAAAACTTACGAGCAGACTATATATCCTGACTTTCAAAGTCAATTAGGACAACCAAGTTCAAGTGATAGTATTTGGCAGGGTAATCTACCTAATGTTAAGAATAATTACGGTGCTTTAGTCCCTAGAGTTGGTGGATTGACCTCAGATGAATATAGGGGGGTGTCTAAATCCGTTGTAAAAGCCTTTAGAGAGGGTCAGGCAGTATCACGACCTTATCCAAGACAAGAACAAGCTATGATGGAAGATTTACTGTCATCTCCTAATGTATGGGTAGAAAGAGGTTGGAGAGGAAAAGAGGTCTTTAGGGATAACTTCGATGACCTCACAGCTTTACAAGCTGATTGGACTACGTATTCAGGAACGTATATTTACGAGGGTGGTAATACAGACCAAATAACAACTTCAAACGGACATACAGCAGGTACAGGTGCTTATTTAAAAGGCGATAATGATATTAGTGGTGGCGACCCTGCCGATGACGTTTGGGCGATTGCTAAAGCCAAGAAGTTTCCATACGACCCAAATAAAATATATGAGGTTGAGGTAAGAATAAAAGTTCAGTATCAAGATGCTGCTGCTACAAACTATATTGGATTAGGAGGTATTGCAGCAGACGGAACGACATTAGTAAACACAAGTGGTGCAAATGCCCATAGCTCTCAGCACTACATTACGCTAAATGGCTACGACCAAGATACTGATAACGAATGGGAGGTACACAGAGGGTATATAACAGGTAGGTTGGCAGAGGGTTCTTCAACATCAGAGTCTTTTCAAGGGCAGTCCAACGACCCTAAAGACCCTGCTAACGCACACGCAGATGTTGAGTTTTTTGCACCACTAATACTTTTACAATTTGATTCAAAAGCAGGTAGAACTATGATTGACTATATTGTGGTTAGGGAGTATGAGAGTGATTTGCCGACAGCAGGTGGTTGGTATAGCACATTAAACAGACACTACTATGTTCCTGTAAACATAAAAGATGCTACTACTACAAGTTTTGATAGTGAGAATCAATCTACTATGACCGTAAACTATGTTGAAAGTAAAGAGAAAAGAACTATAAAATAATGGCTGAAATAAGAATAGAGTTAAGAGATTTTGACAAAAATACATTGGGCGACCTTGATATTACTTCAAGCGATGAGTTCCCTTTATCTTTAACTTATCAAAATTTTGACATTAGAGATTTTAACTCAAGAAACGGTGGCTTTAGTAAAACCTTTAAAGTTCCTGCAACAAAGAGAAACAACAAGCTGCTAAACCATATTTATCAAGACGGTAATATAGATAAAAAAAATGTTAGGGGTTCTTTGCCTTCAACAATATATTCTGATAACATTCCGATAGTTTCAGGAACGCTGAAAATAACAAAAATTCTTAAAGGAAAAGACCCTTTGGAGTATGAGTGTAATTTTCTTTCAGACAATATGGATTGGGCATCTAAGATAAAAAACAAAGACCTCAAAGAGCTTACATTTGATAATACAAGTGGTGGTGGAAACACAGGTTATGTTTTTGAGAATATGCAAGGTCTTTCAGGTAACGCTAGAGATGCTGCAACATTTAATGCCGACTCTGACAAACCATTATTTCCTTTGCTATCTGTTGGAGAGGGTGTTAGCTCTAGGAATCAGGTAACAGATGCAGACTTTGTTCCTTGCCTTTATGTAAAAAATATTTGGGATAAGATATTTGAGGGAGAGGGGTATGTAGTTGATAGTGAGTTTTGCAATAGCGAATACTTTAAATCATTGATAGTTCCACTTAACTTTGAAAAGCAATCAGAACTTATAAATGATAAGTACGGAAAGATAGAAAAAAATGATGGATATACAAAGGCAGCACACTATTTTCACGATAGTAACCCTGCTATTTCAACCGTTCCTCATATAGGGTATAACGCCATTGAAGTAAGTCGTAGGTGGGGTTACTTAACAGATAATACCAATGTTGCAGCAAGATACCCTTTTAGTGGTAATTTTGCTTTAGACGACTCCCCACTACCTAGTAGCACATCAACAGGAAATGTTCAGACAGGTGGTAATACACACCCTACTTTAAATTCACATACAATGTTGGTTATAAACGAAACAGGAACTCATACAATAGACTTTAATATAGACTTTCGTCATTACAGGGATAGTGGTGCTAGTAGTGGCTCTATGACATACAAGCTAAGGGGAGAGATTTGGGAGGTTGATAATGACCTTGACCAAGATATAAATTCTTTTTATCAGGCAGTAGAAGATAGCAATAACGGAAACAACACAAACCCAAACATAATAAGAAAATGGGATAGTGGAACTATAACTCACGTTAAAAATGGCGACCACGATTCTGTTGAGAACTTTAATGATGAAGTAGAAATTGATTCAACAGAAGTTGGTAGAAAATTTATATTTACAGTTTCTGTTAGAATGGTGGATTATGCAGCTTTTGATGGTGGACACGTTAAATTTGGTTATAAAAATGGCACTATGGAGATTAAAGGTAATGACACTATTAATGTAGGGGAGGACTACTCTCCTGTTCAGTTCCTTTTACCAAAGGGTAAGCAGTCTGATTTTGTATCAGGAATATCTCAAATGTTTAATCTTCAATTCTTTACCGATTCTAAATCAAAGATAGTAAAGGTTGAGCCTTACGATTATTTTTATCAAGACTACACAAAAGCTAGAGATTGGACTTCTAAAATAGACTATTCAAAGCCTATTGAAGATGAGTTTATAAACGATATAAAGTCAGAGCTAATAATAAAATATAAAGATGCTTCAGGAGATGCTTTTTTAGAAAGATTTAACAAGAAAAATGATACTGATTGGGGTTCTTACAGAGAGCTAAATGACGATGGAGTTTTTGCAGACGGAACATACAAGGTTGAGAATAAATACTTTTCTCCTTCTTTTAATTGGTACGAGGGGGATTATATTGACCAAGATGTTGGTCATTCATTTACAAGACGACCTTTTATTCCTGTTTATCACACAAAGTTTACAAACATAGATTCTAAACGGAGTGTAGAAAGAGCTGAGAAAGAATTTAACATAGGTGCTAGGGTATTAATAACGCTTCCTGTTTATTCAGGTGCTAATCAATATTTGAGTAGTCAGTCAGGTATAAGAACAGGGTACTCCTACAACAATAATGGAGAAGCTGTTGCTTCTAACGCTTTTCAGACTGATTTTTGTAGAGCTAACTTTTTTCACTTGGATAGTGCTAAAAATAGTGCAGACAACAACGATACATTTGATTCTTTTGTGCAGTTAGATGCAGGAACTTACAATGGCTCTACATTGTCGTTAGACCCTAACCTGTCTTTTAATAATATCACTTACGATTTTTCAGGTCAAGGAAGTCAAACGCATATTGGTTTGTATCAGTCTTTTTACTCTAAAATGGTTGGGCAGCTAAAACAAAAACCTAGAATAAAAACAATATATCTTAATTTAAGTAATACGGATATGGCTATTCTTGACTTTACAAGACTTGTTTTTATAGATGGTAATTATTACAGGATAAACAAGATAATTGATTTTAAACCACACCTAAAGCAAAGCACAAAGGTTGAGCTTGTAGAGTATCTTGATTTGGGTAAAAAAGAGGTTAGCTCTACTTTAGTTATGAACATTTCAGATTCGTTAAATTTATAATGTCAAAAATATATAAAAAACAAAGAGAAGATTCTTTATCAAAGTATGTTTATTGTACTGTTGATGGTGCGTTGGTAAAAGTTGTTTACAAGTCAGGAGAGGGGTATAATGATAGTGGAAGCACATACTCAAATTATTCTGACTTAAAAATAACAAATAGTTATAGGGTTGGAATACAAGATTCGCTTAAAGCAACATCTAAAACACAAACCGTATTTACGGAAGAAGAAGAAGTTACAACAACAACTCCACAGTCAGGAACAGTAACAACAAAGACAACAACAAAGATAAACCCTGTTTGCATATTCAATTACAACCATAAGGTTTATTCAAGTGGTGGGTCTGTTTCTAAATGGGCAAGTAGCTATGATTCATTTGCTTTTTCTCAATCCACATCTGCTAATATGCCTAGTTTAGGAAAATATGGTAAAGGTGTTAGCAATCAATCTCCCATTTATTTTAGCTTATACAATAGTAGTTTTATGTCATTAAACTCTGCTGTTACACTTTCAGGAGATTTTACAATGTTCTTTTATGTTAGTATAATAGGACACCCTGTAAATAAGTATATGAGATTCTTGGGTAAGTCTGACGATAATGATATGTTTTTGTCGGCAGGAGATGCAAGTAACAAGAGCTATATAATGAAGTTTGACTCATCTAACACCGTTCAATTTGATTCATCTACATATTATTACACCCCATCATCAAATCCATTGCTAATATCTGTTGTAAGAAAAAAAGACCAATTAACAATAAGAGAAAATGGTGTTGAGGTAGGAACACAAACTTGCCCTACAAGTGATTTTGTTTTCGACCAATTTGGAAGAACAGGAAATATAGATTTATCATTTAATGGTGGGGTATGGCACTTTTCTGCTTATGACGGTGCTATGAATAAAAGCCTAACTAAAGTAGAAAATTCAATTATTAAATTAGCATCACAATCTAAATCGGTATAATGAAAATACAAGAACAAATAGGCAGAGAGCTAGATGAAATAGGAAGAACTCTTGTTAAAAGATTTCGTAAGGAGTTGGTAAATCAAGGGCATATTGCAACAGGTAAGCTACACGACACAACAAAACATAAGGTCGTTTTTAAGGGTGGAGAAGCAAGTATTAGTATAACATCAAAGACAAACTATTCAAAGGCTGTAAACGATGGTACAAAACCTCATACACCCAACCTAGATGCTATACTTGATTGGATAGATGATAAAAAGATTTCATACTCAAACGAAAATGAAAAGCATCAGATAGCAGCAGCTATTATTGCTCGTATTGAAATAGAAGGTACTCCTACAAAAGGTAGCAACCAATACTCTAACAACGGATATAGAAAAGGATATATAAATCGTGTTGTAGGATTTAGTAAGAAGGGAATAAAGAATCAACTTCAGAAGAAGTTTGGAGATATAATAAAAACAGAATTTAGAAAAGCAACTAAGAAATAATGGCAGGAGAAAATTTAGATTTTAAAGTACGAGTATTAGGTATTAAAGAGCTTGTTGAATTAAACAATCAAATACAAGCCACCTCTAAGGAGTTAAAGGAAAAGAAGAAAGCTCTAAAGACAGACAAAGAAGGTCAGCAGGAAAATATGAAGTCCGTTCTTCAGCTTACAGACACTTTAAAAAAGCAAAGAAAAGAGTTTAGAGAAGGAACTAAACAGCAGCAAAAAGTTCAACAAGAAACCAAAAAGACCACTAGCTTTACTATGAAGATGGCTACTGCTTTTGGGGTTGCTCAACTAGCTGTTAATGGTTTTCAAAAAGTTGTAGGCTTCCTTGCTAATCAAATGAAAGACGGTATAAATGTCTTTAAGGAGTTTGATTTTCAAATGCAGAAGGTTAGAGCTATTAGTGGTGCAACTGACTTGGAGTTTAAAAGACTAAAAGAATCTGCTGAAGCATTAGGTAGAACAACATTCTTTACTGCAACACAGGTAGCCGAGCTGCAAACAAACCTGTCTAAACTAGGTTTTACTGCCGAAGAAATACTACAAGCACAGGGTGCAACATTAGCAACTGCTACTGCAACAGGAGAGAACCTAGCAAGAACAGCAACGGTAATGGGTTCTGCTATACGAGGTTTTGGTCTTGATGCAAGTGAAGCAACAAGAGTTGCAGATGTTATGGCATCTGCCTTTACAAGTTCTGCACTAGATATTGAGAAGTTTCAAACATCAATGACAAAGGTTGCACCTATTGCAAAGATGGCAGGTTTTGAAATTGAAGGTACAACAGCGATATTAGCTTCCCTTACAGATGCAGGTATCGAAGCATCTATTGCAGGTACTTCTTTAAGAAACATATTATTAAGACTAGCAGACCCAACATCAAAACTTTCTAAAAGATTAGGTGGCTCTGTAAAGTCTGTTGATGAGCTTTTACCAAGACTAAAAGCTATGAAAGATGAGGGTATTGCTCTTTCTGATGTTTTAGGTATTACGGACAGAAGAACTGCTGCTGCTTTTGGTAGAATGTTAGATAGTGCAGATGGTGTGGCTATCCTAACAAAGCAACTAAGAAACTCTGAGGGTGCAGCAGAAGCTATGGCTGAAATTGTAGGAGATAGCTTACAAGGTGCTATGCTTCGTTTTAAGTCAGCAACAGACGGACTGAAGATTGCTTTAGTTGATTTGTTTGGAGAAAACTTACAAAAAAGATTTGATTCTTTTGCTAAGTTCTTTAATAATTTAGCTAGTGAAAAAAGCATAAAAAGAATATCAAAGGTTGCAAAAACCATAAGCACTTTAGTAAAAGCAATATTGCTTTACACTATTGGTGTTAAGGCTGCTTCTCTTGCAACTCTTGCTTGGACTAAAGGAAGTCTTTTTCTATATAATACTGCTATAAACTTAGCTTTTGGTGGAACTGTTAGATTAACAGGTGCTGTTAATTTATTTAGAACAGCTCTCATTAAAACAGGTATAGGTGCTTTTGTTGTTCTTATAGGTACTGCTATTGCAGGTATGATTAAGTATGCAGGTGGGTTGGAACAAGCTGAGAGTTGGACTTCAAAACTTACAAAGGCAACTAAAACTAGCAATGAAGGAATAGTTGAAGCTCAAACCAATCTTAAATCTTTAGCTAGAACTAGAGAAAGAATAAATGAGCTTACAGATAAAGAAGGGAAGTTATTAAATGACAACGCTTCAACAAGAAAAATACTTGACGGACTAAGAAAAAAAGAAAAGTCTGAAATAGCATCTCTCAATAAGTTGTTAAACACTCATAACCTAGAGCTTATAGATGAAAAAGACAATATAGATAAAATCACAGAAGCTATATCAGGTAGTGGTGGTCTTATTGATGCTATGACAAATAAAATGCTAGTAGAAGCATTTGGCGACCTCAACAAAGAGCTTATAAGTATGACTGTTCAGTCTGATATGATACAAGAAGCTTTAGGAGAGAATTTTCAGCTAGACCCTAAAAGGATAGCAGAAATGAAAAAGGAACTTGAGGAAATGAGTTCTTTCAGGCAATGGCTAACACAAGATGTCGGTGGTACTGTTTATGATTTTATATTAGGAATGTTTGGCTCAGGAACAGAACAAGAGCTTTTTGCAGATGTTGATATGTTAGATGCTTTATTAGAGCAGTCAGGATTAACCCTTCAACAATTTTTAGATACATTAGAAGATGGCTACTTTGAAAAAGAGCAACAAAAAATAATGGATTTAATTTTAAAAAAAGGGGAATCAACAAGTCTTTCTATCGGAGATTTATTCTCAACAGGGAAGAAGGGTTCAGGCGATGACCCTAACATAAAGGCTGTTACTGCTCAAATAGAAGAAGAAGCTCAAAGACATTCTAAGGCACTACTTGATATAGGTAATGAATCATACAAGTTTGAAAGTGATAGAAACATACTTCAGTTAGAAGAAGAAATAAAACATCTTGAAACTATGAAACTCCTTAATATGAAGATGGGAGAAGATGGTCTTAAAGAGGATTTAAAAATACAGAAAAAGCGTGATAAACTTTTAAAAGAAACTAACAAGCTAAAACTAGATGCTTTAAAACAAGAAAAAGAAGATAGAAAGCTTCAGATTGACGAGGACTTTACTAATGAGCTTATGACTGAGCTTCAACACAAACAAGCGTTGCTTGATTTAGAAGCGTGGTTCTTAGGTCAGAAGGGAGAGTTGATTGCACAAGATTTCCAAGCATATTTAGAAAATCAAAATGCTCAAAGGCAATTAGATATAGATGCAATAGAATTAGAAAAACAAGCAAATCAAGAAAGAATACAGGCTGTTGATGATTTAGGTTCTTCTATGTCTGAGCTTGGTAATATTATGGGAGAAAACCACGTTCTTACAAAGATAGGGACTAAGTTATCACAAGCTGCTGCTGTTGCTAAAAATATAGAAACATTAAGAACAATACTGCAAACAAAAGCAGATGAAGCAGGAACAACAACATCATTGGTAAAGATGGGTGCAAATGCAGGGGAAGGGGTAACCAAACAGGCAGCAAGACCATTCCCTGAAAACATAGCTGCTATGGCTGCAACTTTAGCTGTTGTGGTTTCTGTACTATCTATGTTTGGTGGAGGTATGGGTGGAGGAGATTCTAAAACTGTAACAGAAGGTGGCAAGTTTGCTAATGGTGGTCTTACTAAAGGTGGAATGTTTAGAGGTAACTCTCACGCTAACGGTGGTGTAAAGTTTGCAGTAGGTGGTAGAATACACGAAGCAGAAGGTGGAGAAGCTATTATAAACAAGCGTTCAACATCTATGTTCAAGCCTGTTCTTTCTGCTATAAACTCCTACAATGGAAACGGAGTAAAGTTTGCTGATGGTGGACTTCTGAATAGTGGAGAAAAGTTTGCTAGAGGTGGTCAGTTGGCTGATATTCAAGGTATGATTTCTCAACAGCAAACATCTCAAAGAGTTATAATGGTTGAGAGTGATGTAACAAAAACACAAGGTAAAGTATCTGCTATTGAAAGTCAGGCTACTTTTTAGTATATTTGAACTATGGCTATAAGACAAAATAAACAAGAGGTGGTTGATGAGTTTTTAGAATTAATGTATAAAGAGATTAGGTCTAAGTATTCTGATGATGCAGGTATAAAGAATGTTGTGTTTCACTTGATTGAAAAAGGTCTTGTAGAGCCTAAAAGGTTAAGAAACTATATGATTATATCTGACTTTCACAAAATACTAAAAGAAAACTTAGGACACAGCACACATACATTTATGGACTTGTCTATTAAGTATGATGTTTCAGATAGGACTTGTCAGAATGTAGTATATAAAGAAAGCAAGAAAAGCAAAAGAATAAACAATATAAGATAAGTATTGTAAACTTTTTCGCATATAGCGAAATAACTAATAATATATTTGTGGTTATGAACAAATGGTACTCAATAGAAAACAAAGCAGACGGTAATCCTGTTGAAATATCCATCTATGATGAGATAGGAGATTACGGAACTTCTGCTAAAAACTTTATAGAGGAAGTAAAGAATGTAAGCGAGAGAGATATTACACTAAGAATCAACTCTGTTGGTGGTAGTGTTTTTGACGGTCTTGCTATTTACAACACTTTGCGTTCCCACAGAGGTTTTGTAAACATTAAGATTGAAGGTTTGGCAGCATCAATTTCTACTGTTATTGCGATGGCAGGAGATAATATTGAAATGTCAGAGAACGGATTTTTTATGATACACAACCCATTCGGACAATCGGCAGGAGAAGCAGTAGATATGCGTAAGACTGCTGATTTACTTGACAAAATAAAAAGTGAAATTATCGAGATATATCAAAAAAAGACCGACTTAACTTATGAGGAACTTTCTGATATGATGGATAAAGAAACTTGGCTATCAAGTCAAGAAGCTATTGAATTTGGATTTGTAAACAATGTAACAGAGCCAATGAAGATAGCAGCAACATTTGACCTCTCTAAATTTACTAATGTAAATGAAAAAGAGGTTAATGATAAATTAAGTTTAATTAATAATAAAACAAAAATGACTGAAGAATTAAAAACTTGGTTCAATGGTGTTAAAGAGGAAATCTTAAACGCTGTTAAAGGAGAAGAAGTTTCATCTCCTGTTGAAGAAGTTTCCGTTATTCTTTCTGACAATGAAGCTGTGGTAAACAAGTTCGAGGAACTTGAAGAAAACGCTACATCTTTAAGAGAAGAAAAAGAAGAACTAGCAGGTCTTGTTGGAGAAAAAGAAAGTACAATTACTGACTTAACTAACAAGATTTCTGAGATGGAAGCTAAATTAGCTAAATTAGAGGCTACTGAAACAAGCGTAGAAGCTGACACAGACCCTGCAATCAACGAAAGTGATGTTGTAGTTAATGAGTGGGATTCTTTCGCTAAATCAATATTAAAATAATAATTAAATAAAAAATTAGAAAATTATGGCAACTTATACAAGTGCAAATTTACCTACTGTAAAGTCGTATGACGTAAGTAAGTATATTTTAGAACCATTATTTATGGGTCAAGATTATATGTCCTATATGGACGTAATGCCTAACGTATCAGGAACAATCGTTGTTGATAAGTTTAAGGCTATTGGTGGAATTACTAACGCTTTCGCTTCAGGTGCTTTCGCAGGAGAGTCAGGAGAGATAGGCGATACTGTAACAATTACTCCTGTTCGTAGAGAAGCAGAGATTGCTTTCGCAGGAGATTCTTTATACAACAAAATCAAAGGTCAGCTTATGAGAGGTGGACACGACTTTGACAATGTTGAAGGAACTGTTGTTAAGAACATCTTATTAGAAATGATTGGTCAAGGCGTTAAGTCTGACTTTAACAAGCACCTTTGGTTATCTGATACTTCAGCATCAGGTGCTTTTGGAGATTTCGATGGTTTGTTTGATGCAGCTTTTGCTGTTACTGCAAACAAAATCAACAGAGATACTATTTCTCAAGGTTCTGATGCTGCTTTAGCTTCAGGTAAAGGTCTTGAGATTTTAAAAGGTCTTTATGATAACGCTGCACCTGAATTATTAGAAGCAGGAAATCACGTTTACATTGTTTCAGGCGATGTTGCTGATGATTATATGGCTGCAACTTTAGAATCTTCTAACTTTGCAGCAGCAGGTTATGGTGCTATGGTTAATGGTGTTCCACAACTTACTTACAGAGGTATTCCTATCATTGTTCGTAGAGATTGGGACGTAGCTATTGCTGCTAACGTTGCAAACATCAACGGTGCTTCTAACGCTGCTGAAACTCACAGAGCTATGCTAACTACTAAAGATGCTTTCGTTGTTGCAACAGACTTCAGCGAGAACTCAGTAGAGCAATGGTACTCTAACGATAACAAAGAATATCGTTTCCGTGTAGCTTACTCAATCGGTTGTGCATTGAAAGATGCTAAATTGGCTGTGTACTACACACCTGATAATATGGCGTAATTAATATAATATAGGGGGTTGCAATACACCCCCTTATATTTTAACTTTTAAAAATAAAAAAAAATGGCAATAGAAACTTTAACAGTAGCAGCTTCTGATTTAGAAATTAGAGGTGGACTACAATATATCGCTATCGGTAAATTATCAGCAGTAAGTGCTATTACATTTACTGACACAGCAGATACTGCACACGGAATATCAGCCATTGGTGGTCTTACAAGTTCCAATGTAGCTTTACTTTTTGACTTAAAGCAAGGCACAGGTTCTTTATCTACAAGTGGTTCTAAAGATGGTGGAACGATTATGTTTGAACACACGGTTTCATTCTATGTTCCTAACTGTTCAAATCAACACTTTAGAGCATTACAGACACTAAACAATGAGAATCTAGTGGTAGTTACTGAAGATTATAATGGTACAAATCATTGTATTGGTCTTTCAAAAGCTTATAAAAACGCAGACGAAATTACTAACCAACAAATGTATGCAAGATTATCTGCTGTCGAAGGTGGTACAGGTGCTGCTTTAGGAGATGAAAATGGTGTTACAGTAACAATTACTTGTTCTTCAGGAGAACTTCCTAGATTGTTTACAGGAACATTTAATCCTGCTGCTGACGGAACAATAGCAATATCTTAATAATTAACTAAAAAGGAATGGGTTTGGCAGAGAAATTTGTCATTCCCCTTCTTTTTATTATATTTACACTATGTATAAATCAAGATTAAAAGAGGGACACGCATATTTTGTAGGTGGATTAAACTTTGCTTGGGCAGATGCAACGCAAGAGCAATTAAAAGAAGTTTATGAAATGGGCGACAACGACCTTGTAACAAAAGAAGAAGATGCAGCACCAAAAAAGAACAAGTCAAAAGCAAAAAAAGTCGAAGGTTCAGAAATCTCCGATAACGAGTAGTTTTAATACTAAGTACGCTTTTGTAAACTTATCTACACCTCAAGTAAATACTGAGGTAAAAGACTTAGATAGATTAAGAGATGATTGGATTCCATTTGGTGCAGATAATCTCTTTCCACAGTATTTAGCAGAGCTAAAAAGACAATCTTCAACACATCGTTCTGTATTAGCACAGAAAACAACTTTCACAACAGGTGGAGGTTTTTTGACTGATAATGAGCAATTAACGGATTTTATATCTGATGTAAATGCAAACGGAGAAAGTTTAAAGGATTGTTTTAAGAAATTAGCTGATGATTATTTTACTTATGGAAATGCTTATCTTGAGGGAGTTATATATGATGGTGGTGTTAATTTTTATCACAAAGATGCTTCGACTGCGAGATTAAGCAAAAATAAAAAGCACGTTTATTTCCACCCTGATTGGGCAAATCAAAGAAAGTTTAAGGAAAAAACACAAAGAATACCAATTTATCCTAATGTAGCTAACAGCAGATTTATAATACATTACAAGGATTATGAAAGCACATTTAGCTTTTATGGTTTACCTGACTATGTAGCTGCTTTAGAGCATATAGCGATAGATTTTGAAATAGGAAAATTTAACCATACAGCATTTAAAAATGGATTTAGTCCTTCTGCTATTGTTACTGTTAATGGCGATTTTGGAGAGGCAGAAGCAGAGAAATTTGTAGAAACTGCCAAAGATACGCTAACAGGAAGTGGTAACAATTCAAAAATATTATTCCTTGTAAAGAATGGGGACGACAGTAGAGGTACTGATGTTCAGATTATAAACAACAAGGAAGATGGCGACTTCTTAGATTTACAGAAGCTAACAGACCAAAACATAATTACTGCTCACAGATGGCAACCTGCATTAAGTGGTATTGTTTCTTCAGGAAAGATGAACAATACAGGTAGTGAGATTAGAATAGCTTACGACCTTGCTATGAGTACGGTAATTAGAGATACAACAAACATACTACTAGACCCTATAAAGAGAGTTATAACAAATGAGATAGGAATAGATACGGAAGATTTAACGGTTGCTTACGAGCCACCTATATCGTTCCTTTCTGACATAGACCCTAAACAGGTTCTTACTATAAATGAGCAGAGAGCAATGCTTAACAAAGACCTTCCTGATATTGAAGATGGAGAGTTGTTGCTTTCTGATAGACAAACAATTAGAGTTGAACGACAAAACACAGAGGTATAATGGCAAACGTAAGACAATATGATAATCTAATAACAGCTTCAGAGGTTGTATCAAAATCATTTACAAATCAAGCTACTGATTTAGCTTTAATAAGTAATGAGTTGATTACTATTGCAGAACTTGCTCACATTAAACCTATGTTGGGTTTGGATATGTATGAGGAACTTAAAACTCAAAACCACAACAGCACATTAACTGCTGTTAATACGACCCTTTTAACGCATTATCTTAAAGATGCACTAGCTTGGTATGTTAGGTTTGAGGTTATGAATGAAATGCAATACAACACTACATCGGCAGGGTTGGTTGTTAATGTTTCCGAGTTTAGTAATCCTGCAAATGTAGAGCAATTCAATCAAATGAAGTCTGATACTTTTAGAAAGGCACAGGTTTTAAGTGATGATATGTTGGCATATATAATGCACGATGACCAAAACAATGACTATCCTTTATTTGGTCAAGACGGAGATACATCTATGCCTAACTTAGATGGGGATATGGCTAAAAAAATGAACGGAATAATTTTTTACTAATGGATTTAATAAAGTATTATTTAAGACATATATGTAACGCAACCGTAAGGAAGAATGATAATTGTCCTGATGGGTATGAACATCAAATGCCTGACGGTTCTTATATGTGTGGAAGGGAACACGAAGAAGCCTATAATCTTTCGCAAGAAGAAATAGATGAAACATATAAAGAATACAAGGCATCTGTTAATATGAGCTACTCTGAATTAAAGAGATGGTCTGAAACAGAGTGTAGTAAAAAGGCTAGTATAGGAAGAACTGCTATAAACAGAAACCTAACACTACTTTCTAAGAAGAAAGCTGATTGGACTTCTGCAAACGCAACTGAAGCTAGAAAAGCTATTGCTTATATTGCAAGAGCAAAAAAACAACCACAAGGCAAGAATGTGAGTAAAGATTGCCCTTACTCCAAGAACTATATTGCTTTAAAGAATTGGGCATACGATAGAAACAAATAAAAAATATATAAAATGGCTTACGAATTTTTAGATGACAATATTGCTTTAATGAGAATGTTGGGAGAGTGTCAAAGTATTCAGGTTATTAGCGATACAGCAGCTCATACAAGCAAAGACTTTTACTGCCTTTACTGTGTTACTGAAACTGTTATTGCTTCTATAACTTGCGATAGTGAGGTTACAAACGCAGCAGGTTTACAAACAACGCTTCCTGCGGGAACAATGTTGATGCTTAACATTACAGCAGTAACACTTACAAGTGGAGTAGTAATAGGATATAACAGATAATAATATGGCAAGTACAATAATAGCAGCAGCACTCACAATAACTATTAACGAAAGTATAACATTGGGAGGTACTCAGTATGGAGGAACAAAAACACTAGAAATAGCATCTATTAAAGAGGTTTTTAAGCGTATTGTTCGTTGTGTTGATGATACTGATTGCACAATAGCAACATTTCAAACAGCAACAAACACAGCAGATAATGCTATTGATTTAGAGAATGTTAGATATATTAGGGTAACTAATTTAGATGACACTAATCCAATGAATTTGTCTTTACAAGTTGCAGGTGGAGAAGATGGAGCTGCAAATATGTCTGCTACACACTTAGTAGGTGCAGGTCAAAGTTTCATTATGCACACAGTTCACGATGGTATTGCTGTTAGTGATGCTAACGCTACTCTTGTAGATGCTTTAACTGACTTAGAAAGTCTTTTGGTTGACCCTTTGTCGGAAGATATAGATGTAGAAGTATTAATTGCAAGTGTATAAAATATGGCAAGTAACGAACATAGTGGATTAGATAACAGTCAGCTTCACGTACCAAAGGACTTTAGCACAGCTTCTGCGAATACTGTATTAACAAAAGACGGTAGCAATAACTTAACTTGGGCAGACGACAATCTTAGAAGAACTCAACAATTTAGAGTTACAGGATATTTTAGTAAGTCTGATACTAATGAGTATGCACCGACTTATGCAGCAAACGCAACTCATCTTTGGGACACAGTAGTTACTAATTCTACTAATGACGCACAAGATGCTGTTGCACAGGCTCAGTTATATTGCAATAGAGCAGGTTTTATAGGTGGATTTGGTGGTGTTGTAGCAGCTACAAGTGGAAAGACTGTAAATTTTAAAGTTTACAAAGGTACACCTGCTGATGCTAGTTCGTCAGGATTTGCATTAACTCAACTAGGAGATACTGCATCTGAAGTTGGTGGTGGTGGAACTAATGTTGATGTTTTTGAAGCAGGTTCTATGGGTTCTTCTGCTACATTCTCAGCAGGAGATGTTATTATAATTACTATATCGGCAGGGGCAGCAGCATCTACTGTCGCAAGGTTTAACGCTACATTAGAAGTAGTATATACAGAATAATATGTTAGGATTAGGATTAGCAATAACAGTAGGTAAAAGAATATTAGGCGATGCCATAGATAGCTTATTATCTGCGTTAAAAGGTAGAGCAACATACTATGAGAATGGTAGTGCATCTAAATCTACTATTAAGGCAATAGATAATGCTGATGTACTAGACAAAGCATCTATACTACTTACTCCTACTGCAACAAGTGATGCAAGGGTACACTCTGTAAAGACTTATACAGGTGATGAACTTGTAACTAATGGTGCATTTGATACTGATAGTGATTGGGTAAAGGGTACAGGTTGGTCTATTGCTAATGGTAAAGCTAGTTGTAACGGTTCTAGCACTAACTTAAATCAAAATGGAGTTTTGGTTGTAGGTAAAAATTACAAGATTACTATAACTGTTACTGATTATGTTTCAGGAACTGTTGAGGTATCAGCAGGTGCAGCACCTAGAGGTGCTATGTCAGCTAATGGTACTTATACTTTTTATCAAAACGCTACACCTAACACAAACTTTTATATAGTTGCACAATCATTTGATGGCTCAATAGACAACGTATCAGTAGTAGATGTATCATCAGACTTTGACTTCGATAGAGCAAGTAGTGCTACAAGAATAAACTCTGATGGTTTAGTACAAGATATGCAAAGTATTACTGACCCTGAATTAGTACTTAATGGTGATTTTGAGGAGTTGGGTGATGAAGAAATTAC